ATAGAACTGACCTAGACCATCATTAGATGTCCAAGCAATATAATTACCAAATCCCTTATCAAACCCTACCTGTTGTACTGTACCTGCCAAGAACGCTTTAAGTTCTTCACCAATTTCTGTGGCAATATCTACACCCATATGCATACCAGGTGAGAGTGCCATTTGGCGGTCTTTCAGTGCTTCCGAAGTTACAATGTGACCGCCTGTGACTCCCCCATTGTTACTGTCCATAGCACTATTAGCAAGAGCAAGTTGCTCAGCTTTCTTCTCTTCAGCCAACTCTTTTTCACGTTCCCATCTCTCCTTTGCTTTAACGACCTTTTGTTTCCTTTCAGCGAGTTCCTTCTCCAAATCAGCATAGTGTTCCTTTTCAAATTTGATACGTTCTCCTATAGTATACCTCCAATTCCAAGGTTTGTAACTATCTTTTCCTTCACCTTCTTCATCTCTTTTTTGTATCAATTCTCCAAGTTTCCTCTTGGAGTCTTCCATAGCTCTCTCAGTCTTTTTAACATCCCTCTCTCTATCTCTAAATTCTTGACCTGCTTTATCAACATCAGATGTATATGCACCAGTAAAATCAATCCTAGCACTCAGATCTTTAGAACCTTCAACGAAATCAGCTATAGCTCTAGCACCATTCTTAATAATCCATACCAATCCTTCAAATGCTATTTTTGCACCTGCACCCAAGAACTTAGCAATCCCTGCTATAGCTGACCCAGCTATTGGTGCCAAGAACTCTCCAATTTGCTTCATTACTGGTAGAAATTCTTGAAAGAAATCCATCACAGGTCCAGTAATTGGTTCTATGAATGCCTTCATAGCTGGGAACCATACATCAACAAAGTAATCTTTAATGGGACCAAAGACAGGTCTCATTGCTTCACCAAGGAATGCACCAATCTTATCTCCTATAAAACCACCAAGCATACTGCCCACTATAGGAGCAAATGGTCCTAATATGGGTGTTAACAGTGCAGTCAATCCCATAGATGTGACAGTAGCACCAATACCTGCACCAATAGCAACATCCGCATCATCACCTGCTGCTAATCTAGTGGTTGTTGATACAACACCAGCAGTTAGTGACATTGCCATTGGGTTGGTGACAAAGTTCTTTGCCATCTGACCAGGTTTTACATTAGCACCAACCTTTTTAAGTGCATCTCCTACCTTAGTAAGACCTGGTCCAAGAAACTTACTTAACTTCTGAAAGTCTCCAAGTAATTTCCAAGGTTTAAGTATCCTATCTGCTAAAAATAATGCTGAAAGACCACCAAGTATCTTAAGAGCACCCATTACTGGACTCTTCTCACCAAATGCTTCTAAGATCCAAGTAACACCTTTAGAGAATACCTTCCAGAATGTACCTAACCATTTACCTATAACATTAAGTGTATTACCTATAAACTCTTTATTATCTGGATTAGACAGCCAGTCCAGAGCAAACCAAGCTAAAGCCGTTTCTGCTAACCATTTGAATGGTTCTAACAACTTCTGTATCCAAGTACCTGCTTTCTTATCTGAATTACCAGACTCTTTCTGAGCTTTATTTTGTACCTTCTTCTGTACTCTTTTCTCTAGTTTATCTTCCCGTGATTTATCCCGTGATAGCGTCTTCTTCCTTTTATTATCACCAATCTTATCAAGCTTATCTTCATACATTCCCACGATCATATTGCCAATATCCTCCACCACAAATCCTAAACGATTCATTTGTGTGGTCATCGAAGCTACAGGATCTGTTCTAATATCTCCCTTAACCTTCGATGGTAGGAACTTTCTGATCTTTATCTTTGCCATTAAAGCGATGGACTCATTTGACCTTGCCTTTGTCTAGCTTCCTCTTCTCTCAGGTACCGAAGTAGCATATTAACGTATACATCCCTTTCCCACGGCATCATATTCTCAATTTCAGTTAAACTCCACTTATGATGCTGGATCATAGCGAAGTTTACTTCATACATATTCATCAACGAGTCGTGGGCTAGGGCTACGCGAAAAAACTTGCTAGACCCTCCAGTTTAACTGTACTGGTTACTTCAGTTTTAGGATTGAAGACTTCAATGTCTTTCGACAATTTAGGCATAGTTTCGAAGAACGTCTGCACGTTAGCAAATTGTTGTGAGTTCATATCCTCAAAGAACGCAACTAATTCTGCCTTCTTGTAGTCTTTTGCTTCGTGTAGTTCTTCACCATCAGCGATTGATTCAGTACAATCTGCTGCTAGTTTAAATACATCATCAATACCAGGATTATCAACCAAATTATTCTTAACGAATACATCCAATGAAGGATATTTCATCGTTAAAGTGATTTCATCAGTAAGTTTGATAATATTGGTGTGTTCTTTTGGAATTTGTACTTCTACTTCATCCAAATTAACTTCAACATCGACCTGTGTTTCATTGTCATCAGGACAAGTGAGTTTAAATTCACTTACTTCTCCAACAGATTTACCTCTAATCTTCAAGAACAAATATTCAATCTCAAAAGTAGCTAAAGTAGCAGCATTTTTGACATTAGTACAAGATTTGATAATCTCCTTAACGGCTTTTATCATTTCTTTCTGGTTTTGAGTCTCCATCGCAAGATAAAGAAGTTTCTCCTCTTTAACTAAAAATGGACGATAGGTCACTTTAAGACCACGAGGCAACACGCATTCATAATCTGGAATGCTCAGCTTGGGTAAAGGCATTTTGTAAGGGTATTACACTTCAGTATATCTATTTAGCCTATATTCCGTACTGTGTTTGCTCAGCTGCAGGAGCATTCCATTCTAATCCCAACTTCTTAGCAATAGATGCTGACTCACTAACAACGTGATCTGTAGTCCAATCCTTATTACGTTGTACCTTCGTTGTAAATCTATATCTCTCAAACTTAAATGCAACTGGTAGGTTCAATATACCACTATTCTCGTTACCAAAATCTAATGTACCCATATTATATGGATATACGCCACTAAAACACCATACACCAACTGCTTTATTCAACCTACCATAGTAATCAACACCTTCCTTTCTAGTTCTGGATAGTAAGTTAGAACCACGTTCCCACTTCCTTACCCATACTTCAGTAACATAATCATCATAGAAACCAACTCTATTCTCAGAATCAGGTGCCATAGCATTCATCCACTTCTCATAGAAGTTTCTATGCCACTGATCTTTGGTTACCATAAAAGATATATTTAATTCATTCGCTGTTTGTCCCGTAGCATAAGTCCTAGTAATACCAAAATTACGTACCTCACCCGTTGTAACGTTACGTGATGGGACTGTCACGTTACTCGCAAAGTAATTCAATGCATCACAATAATCTGCTGGATTAAATTCCCAGCCTGGAATACGCCCGAATATTGGTGGAACTCCAAAATCAATGGAGTACAGATTACCTAAAGCAGGTTCCTTAGCTCCAGTTCCTACTATATCCTTGAAGCGAGTAAATGAATTTTGGTGACGATGTGGCATTAGAATATAATCCTAGTCGGGATGTCGATATTTCTTCCGTTGACTGTAACAACGAATTGTTCAGAGGGAATCAATCCTATATCATCCCATTCCGATTCTGGAACTTTGTAAAAAGGACTTTGTACATTACTCCTCAAGTATTTATGGAATGTCTGAGGTGGATGATTTACATCAAAACCTGCTCTTCTAGCAGCTGGTTGTAAATAATGGACATTTGAACCCCAAAAATGATTCGAACTTTCTCCAGTAACATATACTAATGGGTATTTATCCCACTTTGGCATCCTTTCACCAAATTTAGCATCATACTGGAATGTGATAGCAGTACCTATCATTGGAACTGCATCTGCTTGAAGACCAAAAAATAACTGGCTCCTCCACCAAGAAGGTGATTGAGGTTTACCATTTGATAAGTCTTTTATGTCCTCAAAGAGACTCATACCTTTAACTCGTGCTCTGTTAATATCACAAATTCCATACCTCTGTCCTTAGCATACGTTTTAGCAGCCTTCCATTTTGCTTGATTGACACCATAAGTGGCAATCTCCTTTAGAAGTTTCTTAGTCCTCCTCCCACGTTTCGGTTCTTGAGTTTGTGCATAAGGTTTAATCTCAATAAGTCTCTTCTGGACTCTACCGTTGGATCCTCTGGTTTTAACATAAAAGTCAGGGAAATAACGATGAGGCTTCCTATCAAGAGGAGATATGTAAGGTACAATAATTTCTTCACTTCCCCACTCCATAACGTTTAAATTTCTATCACACCATACCATAAATTTCCTCTCCCACAAAGATCTATAAATAATGTTTGTGGGATCCCCTTTATATTTTGCAGGATTTGATGGTTTGAACCTACCTGAATAAGTTTTATAGGTCATAATGGCATCTATTCCATCCATATTTTCTAAAGCAATCAACTCTGTACTTAAGAGTGCTGGTGAAAACAAACAGTCTAATTTTACAAATGGACCGTTAGTTTACCCTAGACAATTACCTCGACAAGTACCCAATACCGATAGTGGTATCAGAGGTGATGACAATTATGAAACAGAGTATTTAGATTATTTAAGAATAACAATCTATAAGACTCAAGGTGCTAATGGTGCCAACCCATATACTTGGGTTGGTGGTGATGGTGGTGGTGGCTTTAAAGAACCTTATAAAGGTGCTAATGCCAGCAGTATTTCAAAGACTATTTATCTATACCTTCCTGTGGGGTTAAATGAGCAATATTCTACGAATTATAACGTTACTGCTCTTGGTGCTGCTGGTGTAGGTGCAGTTACTGCAGGTTTAGGTAGTGTTGATAAAAATGATGCGGTTACAATTGCTCAACAAACTGCTGGTACTGCTAAACCATCATTAGTTATGGATAAGGCAGCTGCAGCACTTGGTGCTGTAGGTGGGTCTGCAGATGCTAATGATCTGTTAGCAGTAGCATCAAAGAAGGTGTTCAACCCATATCAGGAAACAACATTTAAAGGTGTGAATTATAGAGATCACGCTTTTAACTTTAAATTTGCACCACGTAATGCTAGAGAAGCAAAAGAATGTTATGAAATCATATCAACACTAAGGACTGCAATGCTTCCTTCTACTGGTGGTCAAGATGATTTTGGTAACCTTAATGAGACTGTTTCTGATGTATTAACAAGTAAATCTGGATATCTTGGTGGTGCTAGATTCCTTAACATTCCTGACATTATGAGACTGTCTATTGTAAGGATGTCCACTACTGATAATAAATCAAGGATCCCAGCTGGTATTGCTCGTATAGTTAGGTTCCCTACGAAGTGTGTACTGACCACGTTGTCTGTTAACACGTCACCTGATGGTCAGTACAATTCATTGAAAGATGGAGCAGACACATCAAGGGATTATGGTCCTGCTGCTATGGACATTTCAATGACATTTAAAGAAACTCAGTTCATTACAAGAGAGATGGTGAGACCCTAATGGCTTATTTCAGATACCTACCTAAAGTTTACGTACGTAACAGAACCATTAAAGATGGTGTACATCCTTATGAGTTGTGTAGAAACATCTTTAGAAGAATCAAAATTAAAGATGACCTACAAGGAGCATTATTAGGTTTTACACAATATGAAATAGAAGAAGGTGAAAGACCAGATCAAGTTGCTCGTAAATTCTATGGAGACTCAGGTCTTGATTGGATTGTATTGATTATTAACAACGTTATCAACGTTAATCAAGACTGGCCAATGACTCGTTACGATCTATACAATTACGTTGAACAAGAACACGGTAATGTTGATGCTATAAGTCACTATGAATCTAATGAGATATTTGCTACTGATGGAACTAAGGTATTTGATGAAGGAATCGTAGTTAATGAAGATTTCCAATACATAAGACCTGATGGTACTATCGTACCTAAATCAGAATGTCGTCACTCAGTAACACACTATGAGGTTGCTGCTGCTGAAAATGAGAAGAAGAGAAATATATATTTGCTACGTGCAGATTATATTACTGACTTCATTAATGAATTTAAGAAACTTGCTAAGTACCTACCTCACGCTGAAATTGATGAACAAGGTAATAAGAAGACAGAAACTACTATTGCTGAAGAATTTGTAGGTATATCAAGCTATAGAAAACCCAGTCAAAGCACTGCTTCAACTGGGTCTGCTAGAGGTAGTGGTTCTTCTACTGCTTTGATCTCAAGTGGATCACAAAACGTTTAGAAGCACCAACCGTTCTTTTTGTAAAAATAACAAGGAGTTCCGTGCTCATTCCATCTATTAGGTCTAAATGTAGGTCTGTAGCTTGGGTAATGGTAGTGATGGTGATGAGATGGTTCTTCGTGTCTCCACCTAAACTCCCTTTCAACTGGTTTATACCAGCAATTCCATCCATATAATGCGTCGTGGACGCAATGGGAAGGTTCTACTTCGAACTCCCCTGATCTTAAGTTATGGTTGTACGATGCCATTGCAGGAGTACCTGCAAGGCAAGCAACAACAGCAATGGCAAATCGTTTCATTGTTCCTTATCCTTCTTCTGCTAGTTTAGCAAAGTAAGACAACGCATCATCATCTTCTGTGACAGAAGCTTTAGTGTCCACTGATTCACTCCAGTCCTTTGCTTGGACTGTAGATCCTAAGTTTGCTGCAACTTCCTCTTCTGCTCTAGGTGGTAACTCTTCAGCAACAGTCTCACGGTCTACTCGACCACCAAGAACTGCTTTCAAACGTGCTTCAAGATCCTCATATGACTTGAATTGATCAGCACTAGTGAAGTCACTTAAATTGTGAGCATCATTGTAGACTGCTTCAAGTTTCGCATCATCAAAATCACCTAGAATATTAGGTGTGGTAAAAGTAGAATCATCATAATTCCAAAAACCAGCAACTTGCTTAATCTTCAATTTGAAGTCAGCACCCTTCCATAGATCGAAAGGATTAAAAGCGGGTTCTGGATCATAATCATTCTCATTAGGCTGCATTTTAGCCATAATCTTGTCGAAGATACGCTTGCCGTACTTGTACAAGAATACTTTGCCTTCATTCTCAGGGTTCAAGGGATCCTTAACAACATAGATGTTGCTGTAGTAGGAAAGCTTACGCTTCTGCTTACGAGCAGTGTCCTTGTCTGACTCACTTCCAGAGTTCCATAAAGAAGAGTTCAGTGCAGAAACTGGATCCTTCTGTCCGATGGTTGTGAGAGAATTCTCAATGTACCAACCACCTGGTCCTTGGAATGCGTGACTCCATACCTGTGCCCAAGGGAGTTCATTACCCTCAGTCTCTGGTAGGAATCTGATAACAGCAAAGCCGTTACCTGACTTATCGACCTGTGGTTTCCAAAATCGTTCATCGACTTTGCGACCACCACTGGTCATTTTTTCGATTTCTTTGGTCAAGTTAGAGAACTTGCCAGACTTTTTCTTCAGTGATGAAAAAGACATACGTGTGTACCTGTATTTTGTAAGTGTGAATTTACTACCCATTAAGGGTAACATACTATTTAGGCTTCGTCAAGCTGCTTTTTGAAGACCCTTAACTTGTCCTCCATCTCTCCTAGAACGTCCTGTATAGTACGTCCTTGAGAGTAAACAGTGGACATTTTATCAAGTTGTGTCTTGATAATCTTAGCTTCTTCATTCTCGACTGCCATTAAGCATAGTCTAGCATAAAAGACCTTCTGCTTTGCAATAAGCATCATAGTCTTCTCCAGATGTTCTCGTTTGAGTTCATCTGACATAGTTGGAAACTGTATGGATAACCGTGCTAGTTCGGTATACAATGTCTCCATTCCTTTTATCTCTTCTTTGACTTGATCGGATTCGTAGAATTTATTACTCATATTGGAAGCACACCCCTTGTGGTGCGTTTAACGTAGTTTAGTTGTTGGGCATTAAACTTAATTTTGTCCTTCAGCGGTTTGCTGATCAACTTATTTACAGTATCAACCTCGATGTCCAGTTCATCGCAGACTACGATGACAGCATCGATGTAGTTTACCAACCCATTAGAATTTTTGACTACCTCCTCTACCATAGTAGAGAATTTCGCTTGAGTCATAAATTTTTCTTTAAATTCTTTTGTCATTTAATAGTAGCCATAAATTCATTGATGTACTCTAAGAGAAGTTCATAATAATAATTAAGGTCAGTCTTTTGAACAACCTGTATCACACCCTCCTCAGTTGCAATCAATGTGACAATTTGATCAACCTTGACACCACAACGTTCATAATACATTGCAGCATAGGCAGTTTCTTGAACAAAATAGTTCTCTATCCATTCAATCTTCTTTTCCTTGGTTGATGTCTTAAAGTCAATAACAGAGAGAACTCCATCAAATTCTGCTATACAATCAACCCGACCTGCCAAACAAAGTTTGTCGCTATAGAGAGGAGATTCAAGAAGATGTATATTGTTGATCCGATCAAGAGTGTCTTTGGCAGATTTGAATAAGAAACTAGCCAGAGGGTGCTTTTCATCGAATTTAACATCTTCGTTCTTTAAGTAACATTCTACCATAGAATGAAACTTATTGCCACGTGATGTTGCTCGACCACAAATTTTATTTGCAGTTTCCTCACCTACTTTGCGTCTCCACTTCAATATCTGATCTTTCTTACGGATACCTGTAACTGTAGTGACTGATGGATACCATTTACCTTCAGATACCTCATATAACCGTCCTTTTTCCTTTGTAACAGCATTAAGCTCCGTCAAAGGTACGGGAGGTCCTACAGTTTTAAACATAATCAAAGTTGAGAGTTAATTTTAGCGATAAGGTACTCTCTGACTAAACCAGAGCGTACGATGTCATCAATACCGAACTCAATACAATCAAATGATGGCATTGACTGAATAATCTGTAAAAAGTCCAGAATACCAGTACGTTCATTATTCTTGACGAGATCGGACTGTGCTATATCACCTGAGAAGATGATTTTACAGTTTTGACCTATCCTAGTGATTATACTATCTAACTCGTGAAAATTCAAGTTGCTAAACTCATCTACAATGATGATAGAGTTATCAAACGTAGTTCCTCTTATAAATGAGGTACTCCAGAATGAAATAGTATCTTGTGTCCTTAGATTGTCGTATAACATATCAAAGGAGTTGTCATCTGGCATCTCAAACATATACTTCACCATATTACGGTAAGGTATCTGATAGAGATCAGATTTGTCTTCGTGGTCTCCTGGTAGGAATCCAATCTCTCTTGTAGGTACGAGAGACCTGACCATATAGACTTTTTCGTATGGAGTTCCTTCTTCTAATACTTGTTGTAATGCCAAGTACAAACTAATAAAAGTCTTACCTGTACCTGCTACACCGTGTAGAATTAGGTGTTTGCCAGCAGCATAAGATTTGAACGCTCTCTCCTGATTAGAGGTGAGTGGTTCTATAACTTTTAGTTGGTCTATACCGATTGGCTTCTTCCTTCTCATTGCTTTAGCAGATCTGCTGTTGTTTTGAGAGGTAGTCTTACGCTTTTTAACTGCCATTTATGTGAATCGTGAAAGGTTTGCAGCAGGATGTGCTTTTTGGATCTTGGACATTACGTCTTTAAATCC